TTGTATTTTTTTAAAGATAAAATATTTTGATTTCCACGCTTAGAAAATGGACCATAAAAAGAAGTCGCAACCTTATCATTAAAAGTTCGAGCTGAAACCTTCATTTTGTTGGCATCAGTAATAATAAAAACTGAATTGGTAGCAATTAACAACCGAGCTATAGCATCTCTGGTTGGAATGTTGTCAAATTTTGAACCGTCATCAATTGTAATATTACTAGAAGGATTTATTAAAGTTTCATCGTAGGTTAAAACTGAAGTGATCTCACTTTTATTAAGTAAAGCTTTAAAAGCGTTTTGAGCCGTTGACCCATTACTAACAGTGTCGGCAGCGACTCTGACCGTTCTTAAAACAGAATCATTAGAAGGGCATGTTAAACTAACTTCTTCCTTTTCAAAATTAAATTTTGTTGCCTTATCGTCTACCAAGCCGTTAAAAACGGTTGTTTCTCCATTTTTATCATTATAAGTAACTCGTACTTTTGCCAAGTCACGTCCATAAGGAAATATTGACCTAGTGTCGTATTGATCCGAAAATTTTCCATTGTAATTATCTATTTTTAGCTTAACATCACCAAAATAAAAAACTCCAATATCATAGTCAGCCGCATCGATTGATTTTTTCATGTTAGAGGTTGAAATAATATTGGCAGAAACTTCGACTTCACTACCATAAGTATTTAAACCTAACCTTGGGGTGAAATAAACCTTATATTGAACGGGTGTTATATTAGACTTTGGCATAATAAACCTTTTTTAAGAAATATGTGGGAGAGTGTCTAGTCCACCAACATCTAAAGGGTTAGTATAAATATTTTTAACATATTTTAATCTATAGCCTTTTTTTACTTGGGATAAAATACAGTCTCGTAACCTAAAGCCAGGAAGTTGATAGCTAAAATGTTGCGACTCATAACGGCCACCGCATGGGTATATTAAAAAAGGGTCTTCACTCTCAAAAAGAGTAATAGCCAAGTCAATGTCAACATTATAAACAGCACTACTAGGATAATTGCGAAACCTAATAGAATATCCCAGAGTTTGTTGACTTTTTTGAACACTATACCGACCACTTAAAGTTCTTTTACTACGTGTATTTCTAGATAAATCTATTTTACCGACTTGGGGATATCCAACGAACGTTCCAAGTTCACTGGTCCCAATCGCTTGCCCTAAATATTTTTCTGCGTTTGTTGTTTGAGTTGATAGACATGCTATTTGAATCGCAGAAGTCGAGACCGAATCAAATTCATAATAGGATGAATCTTGAGAAAAAGACGTTTCTGTAATTCCACTTAAAGAGGTGCCACCGATGCCTATAACATTCGCAAAAGCAACGTAGGAACTACCACTTAAATATTTTACAGTAAAGTTTTTAAAGTTATGATCTAAAAGTAAAATTCTATCAATCGTTTTATTAGATCCAAAATTTATAGTTATGGTTTCAGTGGTGCTATCGCTAGAACCTACACTAGTCCAATATGTATCAACATCTAGGTCGAGCATAAATTTTGCCGATGCATCTCCAGAGGTCGCCGAAGGGCTTGCATCGCTCATTTGATTTTTTTTAAAAAATTTTATTCCACCTGTTATAGCCATTATGCTGACTCCTCTATTGAAATACCTAAAGCCTGATTCTCAATTTGTTGTGCGGTTAAGACTTGACCGGCTTCATCACTATCGAACCCGATTACTATACCCATTTGATTCTCTTCGCCAAAAATTTCAGCATCCCTATTCCCACCAACGGCACCTACAACCTCCTCAAAATTTCTTGTAGGGACCACTAACTCTCCTCTAGAGAGCATCGCCATATTTTGATCAATACCAGGGGCTCCCATTATTATCCCACCGTCATTCATTTTTGGTGGTGATGCGCTAACTATTTGTCCAATCTGTGCACCTACAGCTAAACCAACCGCAGCCGCTAAAGCATAGTTAAATGGAGGAGGAGCCGATGCCAAAGCTTTAACTACCGCAGCTTTTCCATCTATATAAGCCATAGCCAAAGCGCCTGCCCTACCTATATTAAAAAGAGTTGTGTTAGAAGAGGATTGTAAAGTTGAAATAGTTCCTAGAGTTGATTTTAAATTTTCTTTTTGTTCTTTACTTCTTTTTTCATCTATCTTTTTTTGTATTTCTTTACTTCTTAAGTAACTGGCGAGTTCTCTTTTTTGTGCGGCCATCATGAATTTTTCTGTTTCTATGACGTTCTTTTTTTCCGTGAGACTATGCATATTTTCTCGTTTTACTTTATCTTGTAAAACTTTTTCTTCTTGGGCTTGTCGAGCCGCTATCATTTCATCCCTTTTTATTTTATCCTCTTCTGCTTTTGTGTCTTTTTCTTCGTCATCCTCCGTTACAATTTCTTTAAGTCTGGCATAAGTGTTTTTTGTATTCTCGACTAATTGATTGCCATAGCTTTTATTATCTTCTAAAGCTTTATCATTACTATCTTTAAGCATCATACGCCATGAGTCTGTGTATTCTTTTGTGGCTTCTTTTGTAGGCTTAATAAAAAAATCTTTTATCATTTGGCCTATGCCCTTAAAAGTTCTAAACATTGCTCCGGGTAATTTTACAATAGCATCTTTAAGTAGACCTAAAACAAACATAGTCTTCTTAAACTCTTTTCGTATGATTTCAAATTGGTCTTCAAAAAATATGGCTAACTCTACAAAAATAAGCTGTGCTTTTGTCACAAAATTTTCAAAATTAAAGAGTAATTGGTCTATAGCTAAACCGATACTCACAAAAATAGCACCTATCCCAGTCCTAACTATTGCCCTTCCTAAATTTTTAAATGAGAGACTAAGGCCTGCAATTGCAAGTCTTGCGGCTAATATACCTTTAGTAAAAAGAGCAAACCCAGCGGTTAATCCGGCTAAATTTGTTGCAAAAACTAAAGTTCGAGCAGCCATTTTCCCAAACTCTTCGCCATCTTTTTTAAGAATATTTCCTAAAACGTCATTTAATATTTTTGCCAACTTTGATAATGGTGGGACTAAATGTTGACCTATTTTTTCTGCGACATCGCCTAAAGTGTTTGAGAGTTGTATAAAACGGCCTGTCCCTTCTGCGGTGGCTCTGGCTTGTCCTCCAAATTGTGTTTCTAATTCTTGTAAAATAATTTTTTGAGCCTTAGAAACATTTCCTAATTCAGTTTGAGTTTTTATCTGTTCTTTTTGCGTTTCTGTTAATTGAACACCGGCTCTAGTTAAAGCGGTGACCCCTGCTATAGGGTCATTTAAGGCTTTTCCGAGCATAATTGTGGATGACTTAAGATCCGTCCCCATAGCGGCTGACATATTTAAAATGGACTCGGTAGCCATTGGAAAAACATCTTTTCCAACTTTAGTAAAAGTCAAAAGTAAAGCCTGCGCCTCTATAATCGCCTCATCTCCAAAGGTAGACACTGATTGTAGTTCACTTGCTAAATTTTTTAATTCTTCGGCACTAACTCCTGCGGCATAGCCAGTGGAAGTTAAGGCAGTTTCTAATTTTCTCTCCGCTTGTTCTTGCGTCCTATATGTAGATATTAAACCTGTAACCGTGGCTGTTAACCCTGCGAATGCTATTGAGGCTTTTGTTGCAATAGCACTCAAGTCCTCTTGTAATTTAGCTGTTTGAACTTCTAAGCCCTTAACGGCGGCCTGAAAATTTTTAGTGTCACCGTTAATTTTTATTGTTAAACTCTCGGCCATTACGATCCCCTTTGAAACTCCATTCTTTTACGCTCTCTGGCTCTTTTTAAAGCTATCTCTAAAGCCTTTTCCTGGTCATTACTTAATACAGCTTTTTCGGATTTTTTTGCTTGTTTTACTGGTTCTTGTAATTCTATACCATGTATAGACGCCTCAAATTTTCTATTGCTATTAAGCCTTTTGTATATGCTATTTAAACGCCAGTAAATTTCATATAATGATAATTTTAAAATATATTCGGTGGTCCAACCATAGTTGGCACTAAATAAATCCAAAACTTCTGCCCAGTCTATGACGCTTTTTTCTTCTTTGTTGGTTTCGCTTTTTTTTTAACTTTTTTGTCAAAATCTTTTGAGTTTATAGAATCTAGTGTTTCTTTTCGAAGTGAATTAACATTATCATCGCTAAAACCCATACTTATTAAAACAGAAAAAAACATTTCCATTTGTTCTTTTACCGAGGCTATACATTTCATTAATAAATTAAATCCACCCATCTCCTCAACTTTTTCTTCTCCGGTATCAACATCAATAGTTTTAACTAATACTTTTTTAAATTCTTTTGCTGATTCATATTCCATTAAATACAGGACTACTTTACAAAGTTCCTCACTAATAGGATTTTGCAAAACCTTTTCAACGTCTATTCCTTTTTTAGATAGATCTATTATGTCCTTTGGAGTGCATGGCCTTAAAAAAAAGCTTTTTTCTAGTATCCTTAAATGAAACTCACTTCTTGTCGGCACTAGGTCGGTTATTTTAAAGTCTTCAAACATAAAACCCCCTCTATTATATTAAGCTAAAAACTAAATTAGATCTTATTTTTTTTGTGATCACGTTTTACAATATAAAGCAAAACAAACAAATTTAAAAAGGCTATAAAGTGGAAAATTTAAATGAATATATACATATAAGGGTTTCTAGTTACGAAAAGAATAGACTAAAGTGGTTAGCTAATAAATATGCTGATGGGAATGTTTCTCTTTGGATGATTTACGCATCTTTAAACGTCAATCGTGAGTTTATAAAACCTGAAGATCTAAAAGAATCAAAAAGAAAAAGGGTTAGGGGGCGTAAAAACGCCCACCATAACCGAGGTAAAGAGGTATGACTTTTAAGCATCGACAAAACGAACCTTAAAGACTCCATCTTTTGCACTATCATAGAGCATCTTGACGGTAACTTCCGCCGCACTAAAAGCATTGCGTTGTAGATTAATAGGCATTCCAACGGCTTTACAATTAAAAGCGTCTATTTCCAACATTTGTCCATCACCTTTTTTCTGAGCATATAATACCGCTCCAAAATTAGGAAATGTTTGGTTAGCCGTGGCACCGATTGTAACGTCCATTGAACTAGTATTAATTGGTCTAATATAAAATTCAGCCGTATCGCCTGTAGTAAAAGCAGGAGTCCCCACTTTAGAAAAAGTTAAACCAAAGGTCGCCTCTACGGCATCACCGGAAGCAACACTTAGAGCAGAGGCAATTTTAAGATCGTCGGATAAATAAGAACCGTCAGTTCCTCTACCCATGTCAATGTCAGACGATAAAAATAGATCAAAAGTGTTGGCTCCTGTTGCTTTAATAATATATTTACCAAACTTTAAATCGGCAGTGTCACCACTTGTTAACTCAACAACGTCAATACCGTTTGCCGCATCTTTTACAGTGGTCCCTTTGACATTAGCAAAACCAGAAACACTACCGCCTGTTTCCGCAGAATTGTTTGTAGGTGCATTACCTAAAAATAATTCAAAAACAAAGTCTGGATATTCTGAAAAAGCTAAGCTCATTTCTGCTGTAATTGCTCCGTCCGCTGCCTCCCATGGAAACTTATTTGAACCACCTAAAAGGTCGATCGTTTCGCCTGACAAACTTAAACTTGAATTTTCTAAAACACGTAGTTCGCCAAAAAAGGTCCCATCGGTGCGTGAATAGGGGGAAACCGAGTGTATCCCAAAAAGGCTTCTTGGTGCTGATAAGGCCATTATTTATCTCCTTGTTAGTTTATCCTATACTAGTTCTTATTTGTATTCCTGTAGCTCTAAATTCTTGGTTTTGATTTAAATCTGTTAATGGTATTGGTGTTATCTGATTAATAGAAATAAAATTACTATTGCTTTTTATAGAAAAATTTTCTTCAAATATTTCTTTGAATGCTCTTAAATATCTAAACATTCTAGTGGGTATGTCGCTATAAGCAGATTGATCCGCTAAAACCAATACACAATTAATTAAAAACTCTTGGGGTGTATTTGGACCGAACCCACTCCCTTCTATTTCTTCGCAGGAATAAAAAACAAAGGGATTGTAATTTATTGTGGTGCTGTCTAGTTCTTGTAAAAAATAAGCATCACTATCAACCGTTAACAAAGTGACCGAGTCACTCTTTTCGTCGTTAATATCGGTGATTTTAGTATTAAGGTGACTGGTCATTATTGCTTTAACATCACTCATTAAATTTTCTAAGTCATAAGCCATGGTTTATTTTCCTTTTCTTAAAGAGTCTGCGCAATACTTTTCTAACAGTTCAATCCACCTTTGTTTTCTTCTTTGAATAGTTCTTGATTTAGCCCATTTTCCTTTTTCGGTCCCAACAACTAGATAAGGCCTTGCGGGCATAAACTTTGTCCCAAATTGCAAGAATGCTGGGTATGGAGCACCCTTTTTTGTTAACTTAGTCCCTAAGACAAGAGTAGTTTTATTCAAAACGCTTGCGACTGTGTTTGGGTCGGTCGGATTGGTTATAGACTTTTCCAAGGCTCCGGTAGCTTTTAAGATAGGATATATAAAACCATATTTTTTATCTTTTTCTCTTTGATAATTATCGCTAAGATCATCAAATGGACCATTACTTGTAAAAGTAAATAAAATTTTATTCGTTTTATAAAAAGCCTGGCTAATTAATTTAAAAGGAACTCTAAGATCTTGAGTTTTTTTACCGGCATCCTTTAAAGCTTTTTTAAAAGCCCCTGTAGGGTCAACTCTAAAATCTACAAATTCACCTTTTTTTACCATTGCTGCTCATCTCTCTTAACAACGTGTTTTATATCATCACTAACAGCAAAACTATCCACTCCGTCATTCGCCTCGGCTAAAGTCGCATCACTTAAAATAAGTCTACCTTCTGCGATATCATCAAGTTTTGTTTTTGCCATTGCGAATAAATTACTAGAGCTATCCTGATCCAGTTCGGGTCGCCCAGTCTTAACCGCTAAAATTCTTTTAATTCTAGAAACGACTAGTTGGATGCTAATAGTTTTTAAAATTCTTAAGGTGTAGGTGCCCGTGGCAGGGACTACATATTTACGACCTATTATCCCGTCTATAAAAGCGTCCTCTTCCTCTATAAAACCGTCAACCTCGGCACTACTAATGCCACCACTAGTATAGGTCAAATTCTTAAATTCACTTTGTATATTGGAATTAGTTGAATAAGCCATTTTAGGTTACCTTTTTTTTGGTTACTCTTTTTTTTCTAACTGGTTTTGGTTTTTCTTCTATTCCTTTAAATTCTATTAGTTGATCTTTAACCAATTGGCTTAAAAGAATAGAACCAATCTCCTCTTCATCAAAAGAAGTTAATTCTTCACCTTTAAGTTTAGAAATAGAATTGCATTTAAAGTTTTTTATTGCTTTATACATTTTAACTCCTTTTAAAAGAAGAGGGAGAGTTACAACTCTCCCTCAAACATTTTAAAATTATGCTACACAATCTTTTACTAAATATGCCGCTTTGACATTACTTAGGAAAAGATCGTAATTGTCCTCAACCAAAACGCAAAAAGACCCAGGAGGGTTGCTTTGTGCGTATTTGTAAACTCTTCTTGGAGCTGATTGTTGAATTCTATAGCCCAAAGAAACTTGGTATGGGTTGGCTCTCTCAGGGACAACTGCAAAAATTGTATTTTTGCCAAAACATGGCTCTAGGTTACTTGTTTGACCTTCGGCTGCCGATTCATACATTGCATCCGAACGAATAATTTTCTTAACACCTAAAGCAACCGCAAGTTCGTCATTGTTAAGGCCACCAGTCTGATTATACTTATACCCTAGTGCGTCTAAAAGTTTAGAAGAAAATCTCAATTTATTCCAGACAAACCAAGACATAATAGCGACATTAGGAGCCATTCCGCATCCGTCCATTACTGTCTGTCTTGCTGTAGCCGCATCACCAATAGGATCAGAGTTGGAAAAGTCTGACCACTGGCTTGTCCCGCTCAATGTGGTATTGGAAGTTAAAACCGAAGTGTCTCCCAATACGTCTCCTAATGTTTTTTCCTTTTCCAAAATTAGTTGAGAGGTTAAACCAATTACTTCATCTCTCATGGCGTCATAAGGTTGATCCGCATTGGCTATGTCAGATGCGGAAACCAGGCTCTCCAACCCATGTCCTTCAATTTGATAAGTGCTTTGTTCTCTAACAATAGGATTAACTCTTCTATAAGCACCACGCCCACCTGAAAAATTTGTCTCTACTCTAAGGTGATTAGTCCCATACTTGGCAAGCTTGCCCGACCATTGTTTAACTCTAATTTCTGGTAAAATAGACTCGCAAGCGAAGCCCTCTGGAATATAAGCGGCAGAGGCTTGAGTTAAAAGTTTATCTACCGTCGCTTTATACTGACTCATTTTTAAAACTCCTTATTTATTTTTTAAAATTAAAAAAATTATTAAGCATCCGATTGTGTAGCTTGGAATGCACAAATTCTAACTCCTATAATATCATCCGCCGCTCCGGCATTCATGGCAATGGCGAATACGAATTCGTTAGCGGCATCGGCTATCTCACCTTTGCCAACACCTGTTGAAGTTAGGAAGTTAGATTGTGCGACCGTTTCGGCTACTTGTAATTTTCCACCGCCTCCGGCCATTGCAATGTCACAAAACTCACCGGAAGAAACTGACGAGTCACCTTGGTGGATACCGATTGCTTTACCGTTAGCCGTACACTCAACGACTGTTCCATCTGCGCTCAACTTAACCGCACGATAGGCACGGATAGTGCCACCTGCTTTAAAAGTAGTAATGTTTACTGGTTGTGTAGCTACTGCCATTTTTTATCTCCTTTTTAAAAAACAATTATAAATCTTATAAGTATAATTTTGATTCCTCGCTATGGTTTGCAAGTTCTTCACTAATTGCAATATCCAAAGCTATATTTTCATCTTTAGCTCTCTTTTCGGCTAACTCGATAATTTTATCCTCAAAATTTTCTTTTGTTAGTTTGGACTCTTTAGGCACTACATTGTTACCTTTTTCTGACAATTTAATTTCAGAGTGAAGAGATAAAAACTTCTCCATGTCGTTAGCAATAAAAGCCTCTCTTTGTGCCTCTACAACAACGCCTTCGCTTAGTTTTTTGTCAAAAGCTTGGTTTTTTTCCATAAGTTCTTTTTCTTTTTTAAGTTCGGCAAGTTTTTGTTCATCCTTCATTTTGCCTTCCTCAAGTTCTCTTCTAATAGAAATTAACTCTTCGTCTTTTTTCAAAAGATCGTCTTTAAGAGCCTTAATCATTTCCATTGCATCCTCTAGAGTCATTTCTCTTTCCTCTTCTTGCATTTTTTCTTTTTCTTCCATTTTTTTTGCATCTCCGTACATAAAATTATCCTTGTTAAGGTTAATAGGTTTATTCTCACTTAATACTATAGGCTCCATTGATTTAACTACAGGACGATTTGTCAATCCGGCACCAAATAAAGTCGGTCCATAATTTTTTAAAGTTTCATTATCTTTATAAGCAAAAGAAAAATCCGCAGAAATATATTTAAAGGATTTATTATCTAAACTCTTTTTTCCGGTAGGAGTCCATTCGACTTCAGCCCATAACTCTTTTTTGTCTTCGCTTAATTTTAATTTTCTGATCCACCCTGCGGCTTCGCCTTCGCTATTATGAGAAAAGTCAATCATTAGATCTATACCACGTACATTTTCGGAAAAATTTTTAACCATATTTTCCAAGTCTTCTTGACCGACTTCAATTTCTCTTCCATCGTGAAAAAATTTTCCTGCTCTTAGAATTTGAATATCCGCAGGAGCCATTTCTTCACTAAATTTTATAATAAACGGTGATGATCTAAATTCTGACATGGCTTCCTTCCTTTTTAGAGATGCATAGACAAGTATAACACCCCGTTCCGGTATTTCAAACGATGCAAAAGAGTCTTTAATAAATAAATTAGGGTCTTTTTGCCTAAAATAAAAAGACTCTTCCTTCTCGTCTACTTTAAAAAATTTACCGCCTGCTTTTTCTAATTTTTCTTTGGCTTTTTCCAAAGTCATATTAGGTGTCTTTTTAACTATAACAGTCTGAAGAGTTTTTTCGGCTAATTGATTTTCGTCGGCTTTTTTTATTTGTCTTAAAACTTTGTTAGCCCATACTTGACCAGAATCACCGCCCCATAGTAACCAACTTATATAAGATGCTGAATATGGTTCTTTTTTAATGTGATTTTTTTTATAGGTTTCATGCCTATTAAAAAAGTTAACCATTCTTTTAATGACCTCTGGGCTTATCTTAGATCTATTTTTTAGACTTGTTGCCCTTGCTACACCGGACCCTATGTTTAAATCTCCGGCTTGCTTTGTAGTTAAGCCGCCTTTTCCTGTCTTTTTCCTTAACCTTAAACCTAAGTCGGCATTACTTGAAACGGTTTTAGGCGGAGTAAAATTTATATGAGAATATCTTTTAATCATAATATCCCCTGGTCACTCATTTGGTGCGCTAAAATAAAAGACTCTAATTTTTCGCTAAATTGTAAATACTTCTCATTACTTTTTTTAATTTTTAGCTTTTCAATTTTCCTACCCTTTAAATCACCCACTAAGATAGGAAGAATTAAAGACCTACAATTCCAATGAAGAGGAGGCGTAAATTTCATTAGGTTTGGATCATCTTTAGCGAAAATAGTGCCATTTAATTCTTCACATATAGGCGTCCTATCTTGGGTGTAGTTGTTTACAAACTCAAAAGCCTCGATTTCCTTGTCAACTTCGGGATCAGTAAAAAAAGCACTACTCGCCTCGCTTATTGTTTGATGAGCTGTCAAAGGTGCGCCTGCTCTAACCGATGGACCCTCAATAAAGTCTTCGGCATTATCTTGCATGTCTTTTTTGACTTGATTTATTGCTTTTTCCTGTGCCGTTGAGGTTGTGTATTGGAAATAAATAGCTTTTTCTAAATCTGCGAGTTGTGTTTTTACTAAAAGTTCTTGCTGCGTTTTTATTCTTCTGCGAACTTTAGCCGGGAGTTTTTTCCACATTGTTTCTATACGCTTATTTGTTTTTTTAACTTTTTTTGTGGCTTTTTTTACGGTTTTACTCTCTACAAATTGGATGGAATAAATATCTTTTTCGCTTAATTCATATTTAGCCTTTGGGACTTCTTTTTTTCTTTGTCTAAGAGTTTCGTAGGCAATAATGGTTAAAACGTCTAGTAGATCATCTTTATATTCATTAAGACCCGATGCATCAACTCCTTTGATTGCATCGAGTTTTTTTGCATTACTTAGGCCTGACTCCTTGGCCACTACTTTATTTATAAGACTGTCTCCAATAAAAGCCAAATTACTTTGCATGACATCTAAAACGGCTTTTTCGCTATCTTTTAAAAGTAAATCTAATTCTTTTCGAACGCCCATTAAAACCTTCTCCGTCTAGTTCGTTTTAAAGCATGAAACTTCTCACTTAAACTCATGTCCATAACAGGGGTGCTTTTAATCCTTTGACCGTCTTCACTCATTTCTGTAATACCCAACCTTTTCCTTAAGTGTTTTTCTAATTTATCATCGGGCGTTAGTATTTGAGCGTTTGTTAAAACATTTAGTATATCAGCCAACTCTTTTCCTGCTTTGTCGCTTATCCCAGAAAATTTAAGCGTAGGGTATTTATCTCTAGGACCAAAATTCATTTTAACTAACTCAGGAATAAGGTTTTTATTAATTTGATCAGCTATTTCATTAGCCAAAAATTGTAGACCTGTTAAAAAGAAGTCGCTTAGGTCATTAGATAATGCATAGGCACCGGACCCACTCATGCCTAATTCTAAAAAGTTGGCTAAAAAAGCTTTAACCATGCGTTTGTCCTCGTTCTCTATAGAAGTCTCAACTTTACTAGGATCATAAGTGTTAGTTCTTAGATCTATGTCAAAGCCCTCTGGCTTAATAAGATAGTTTGATTGATGGGTAGTATATTTTTCTAAGGCAGTTATTAATTTACTATATTGGGTTGATGCTTGCCTTCCTTGGGGAATTGTTGCAATAGGAGTTGGGACTGCGAACTTCTCTATCCCAATGGCGTTTATTTTATTAAAATTATTTTTACGCCACCAATTACCGTAACAAGGTCTTAAGGCGCTTATTCCCTCATAATTAGAACCTTCTCTATTAAGAGTAAATAGCAATAAATATTTAGCCGGAATAGTAACCTGTCTTCCCACTTCGCCAAAGGCTAACTGGTCAACGCTTAATAACTCTCCGCTATCATGATCTAAGTTCCATCGTTCAATGGTTTTAGGACTTCGCCATGAAATATTTTTTATTCCGGTATAGCTATCAAGTATTTTATTACCTTCATCGTCATAAATAGGTTGGTTAATAAAGTTTTTATGAGTGACTTCGAACATGGCAAAGCCAAACTCAATCATGGTCAATGATTCTGCTAAAAATCTTGGAAACGGGGTTGCCATTGACTCAAACAAAATCTTTTCAATTAGTCGTGCATCGTTTTTATATTCAAAATCATCTCCGGCTGCGTGAATCTCTGCCGATGCACTTTTAATAGGGTTTTTAACGGCACTAAGGCACATCATAACTTGAGGATCACTTCTTCGCATTTTATCAAATATGTCAGCCCGCTCATTATTTCTTAGTGCGTCTAAATATTCCTCTTCAAAATAGCCGCCATAATTTTCGGTACCACTGGACCCAATAGGTGTTGAGTGAAACGCAGGCAATTCCTTATTTTCTTCGGACTCTAATTTATCCTCTTCTTTTTTATTTAAAAAATTATCAAAAAATCCCATAGCCTCACCACTCGTTTATAAAGTTATTGTTGCTTATATCATTTGGAATAAAATCATCGGTAAACTCGTCAACTCTTTTAAAAGCTAAATAATTAAATGCACCACTTAAAGCGTCTATTATATCATCGTGTGACACTTCGGGGAAGTTCTCACTCTCAAAATAAAACTCTTCTTTGTTTTTGCAGCTTTTTAAAATTTTTATATTGCCTGCCTCAGCCTGCGCACTAACAGCTTTAGAACTTGTAATTTTATCGACATTAATTTTTTCGTACACCACATTAAATCCTGCCAACATTCTAGTAAAATTTTCAATTTCATTTTTTCCTGCTCCTCCGGGATCTTGGAACCCTTTAACTATGCAATTAGTACCATCTTGTTTTGCAGTGTTAACTATAAGCTTTTCAACTTTTAAAGCACTATACCTCTCTCTTATAATGTCTAGGATATAATAAATGCCGTCTTCGTCTACGCCTAATTTTAAGCCCACGGTATAGTCTGGATCACCTTTGTCGCCTTCCTTCCATTCGGTAGCGGCTCGATCCCAACATCTAACAATAGTAACAAGTTTAGGCGAGGCGTCAACCTCTGTAAAGTAGTGTCTTTTAAAAAATATTCCTGCGGTTTCCTGGACATTCCAATTTCCGTCTAATAATTGCATTCGTTCAAATTTACTAAGGGCTTGTAGGTTGGCTAAATAAGAAGGGTCTTCTCTCATTAAAATTTTATTATCACTTAAACTTGCCGGAATAAAAGTAAAACTTTTTGGAATACTTGCAGGATATTGTTTTTCTAAGTCATTGGGGCATTCGCTCCAAATGAGCTTGTCATCAACTCTTATAAAATATCTCTTAATACCAGACTTTTGTAAATCCGGTTGACCATTAGGTAATAAATACCACTCAATAAGTTTTTTAACCCATGATTTACTGCTTGGGTTTGTTGTAGCTCTTATGTAGGGTTTAATTGAGGAAATAGATCTATTTCTTGATAACATATACCAGAATTGTTTTTCGGTGAAATGAGTTAGCTCATCAAAATAAATTATCGGTATTTGACTACCTTGCCAGTCTAAAACATTCTTTTCGTATTCCAAATGGCCAAATTTTAATTTACAACCCGAAGGAAATTTCCACGTTAAAATACTCTCTTTAGGTTCTGCGCCTAATAACCCATAGATGTTTTTTGAGGTATCCCATAGTCCCCCCTCATTTCTAACTTGGGGGCTTGTCCTTCTAAAACAAACGGCTCCGGCTTCCTTATTATGGAAATGCCTTAGGAAATCCAATAAAAGTGAAAAGGTTTTACCACCTCCTGCGCTACCTCCATATATACAAATATCCGAATCATTTTTTAAAAATAATTCTTGTGGCCCCTGTTGTGGTCCTAAAGTAACTTTACTCACTCTAACTCTAACTCCATTTCTTTTTTTGTTATATGCTCATTAAAAGATAAAACATTTCCAAAACTCTCTGTTACCTCAAAGGGTCTATAGTATTTTTCAAAAGTTTTTTCCCCTATAACATAAAACCCATCCTGGGCAGGCTCCATTATAATTATATAATCGCCTTTAGATCCGGTGGCAAAAAACCCCTTGCCCTCTTTATAGATCTTAAAATCGTCATCAACTTTATATGCCCTAATTATAGTAGGATTTTTTTTTATGTAGTGTTCAAAGGGTTTGTCTTTAACATCGTCGTCAAAAATTATGCGCATCTATTCCCTTTGGTTACTAGGTATATTAAGAACTACATTAGCGACTTCCTTATTTTGTTCTTCAATTGGTTTATCACTCCAACCTAAAAAAACTTTGGATGCATAAATAAGACATGGGACATTACCATTCAAAGCCATTTGAATAACTTTTTGCGCAAGCCTTATTTTCATTGGCCCCATCCTACGTGCTCTATATTCTGTAAAAGTACACTTAAATTTTTCTTTTATTCTTCTCTCTATGACATCTTCGGAAACGCCCATTATATCGGAACAAACTTCTTTGGTTGGTTTGAATTGCAAAATAGAGTCAAACTTTTCCCAGTCAAAATTTAATCTTTTTTTTCCTGGTTTCTTTTTCATAGTGCGGCTCCTTATTCCTTTTTGTGGTTTTTATACCGCTAATTAATCTTATCAATTTAAGCGAAGCACCGCAATGCAATGAGAAGAAATATAAGTTAAACTTTTATAATAACTCGTCAAAAGTTTGTTTTGTTTTTTCTAGTATTGCTTTTTTTCCGGTTAAATTTTGCCACCTTTTTATAATAAGATCACAATATCTTGGATCTAACTCCATGCCATAGCACTCTCGGTTTGTTTTTTCGCAAGTTACTAGGGTCGAACCTGATCCCAAAAACAAGTCTAAAACAACAAAGCCTTCGTTTGAAAAATGATCAATGAATTTTTGTATAAACTGAATTGACTTTTGATGTTTGTGCTCTGTTTTTTCGTCTTTTAACCTAAAACGATAGTCCATTTTAATAATACTTGAAAAACCGTCATGCATGTTTTTATGCGGTATTGGTTTTCCTTTTTTCTCTTGAGAAATTAAAATATGTTGTAAATAAGGATCATTACCTCTTGGACTAGAAAAACCAAAATTCGCAACATAAAATCTAGAAAAATTTAATTGGGATTTTCTTAAATAATTAACTATCCCAAGATCGTCATGCATGACAAAAACATGTGCATTATCTGTAAATATGTCAATTGAATTATAATAATCTTCATTTTCTATGTCATAAGGTGGATCAGTAAAAACCATAGATGCTTTTTGTCCATTCATTAACTTTTCAACCTCGTCAATAGAAGTTGAATCACCACATAAAATTTTATGTTTGTCTAAAATCCAGAGATCCCCTTTTTTAGTAACAGGATCACCTTTTATTTCTGGAATATCGTCTTCTTTTTCATCGTCAAAGACTTTTTCAATATCAGTAATTTCAATTTCTTCTAATTCAGCTTCGCTAAACCCATAATTTTCCAAATCACTAAAATTGAACTCTTCACGTAGCATTTTAAAGTCCCATTCACCGGCTACATTTTTATTCATCCTAATAATAACGGCCTCTTCTTGCTGTGGTGTTAATTTTCTATCAGGGACATAACAATCTACTTCTAAAATATTTTCTTTTAACAATTGTTGGACTCTTGCATGACCACTTAAAATAGTATTATCTAAATTAATGTTGATAGGTTGTGCGAACCCGATCTCGTCAAAACTTTTTTTTAAATTATCTAAACCTATCTCTGAAATTACTCTAGGGTTTTTATCATAAGGTTTTAAATCTTTAACTTTTCGTTTTTCTAGGTGCCATTTTATCCTTTTTTCCATAAATATCCTTTATTTAATTATTGGATAATTATTATCTCAAAAAAAGCCATAATTCTAGATTAATTTTTTTTCAAGTTTTCCATTTATAGACAGTCAAATCAATATTTACTCAATTTTTTACGCTAAAGAGCTAAAAATACAATCACTCATATAAATAAGAGTTGTTTGGTTATGTCCAAAACTGGGATTTTTAGTCACTTTAAACCTTAGTAATTTGCATTATATATATATGCATTATATAATGTATATATATAGACAAAACAGGGGGGATTAATGAGAAAAGTATTTGTGATTAAAAGCGAAGACGATGGAAATATTGCTGTAGCTACAAATAAAAAAGAAGTGGTCAACATTATAAAAAAGTATGTTCAAAAACTTAATAGCGATAAAAAACTTATGGCTTTGAGTGAAGGCGAAAATGGGTGGTTAGTTAAAAATCCTGTGAAATGGTTTGATTTGAAATTTGTATCAATTGATGACAAAGCTTATTGGGATAAGGTTTATACAAATATTTGTAAACAACTACGAGAATGTCGTTCAGCATTTTTTGAGCCCTTATATATTAAAGGGGAAAAACAAAAATTCGCTTGCCCATGGGATTCACTAAATTTTGAAATACAAGAGTTTGAAACTAACACATTAAATTCATCAATGGACGAGGTAGAGAGCCATGGAATGGCTCATGAGATTGAATTTATAGATGATAAAAACTAAAGGGGGGTTTATGAAATTTGGAAAAAAAGGCTATGAAATGAATTTTTATTTTGAAAAAATGACAAAGTATTCAAGAGTAGGTCATCTTGGTAAATTGTTATTATGTCCCAATTGTAAACAATGCACTAGAGTTTTTCATTTAAGTTTTAGTGCTATAATGTGCAATAAATGCAATAAAATGATCGAAAAATACAAATGGCTTATTCAAAAAATCATAAAATATAAAAACTAACCAAATGTACATTATTGAATCATTCTGTTATCCTTTACTCCTAAAAAATTTGATTAGGAGTAAAGATGACAACTAAGAAAAAAATAGTAGACCTAAAAAAAACAAAACCTTTGGTTAAGCGTGGAAGGCCACCAGTCTGGGGCCCTGAAAAAAAGTTTAACAAAACTATAAGACTTAGTGAGAGCCAAGAAATTGCAGTGTATGAGAATTACCCAACTCTACAGGCTTTTTTTGAGGACGCTTATCAACGTTTTTCCGACCGACTAAAAAGAAAAAAAACAGCTTAAATTTATAACTATAGTTTACTTATAGCTATTAACAAAGAGGGCTTTATGTTTATGGACGAACTAACAACCTTTTTAGTAACTCAATGCGCCTTTAAAAACGATGAATTTAGAAAAAACTTGCCCATCAACTTTATAACTCATGAAGTGGTAGCCCTGACCTCTCAAAAGCCCGTAGGTAAATCTTGGAAAAAAAATACAAAGTATAAGTATGATCATTTCAATGGTAGTTTAATTTTAAGTAACAAAATGCTTAGTTGTGATAATATTTATCTAATTCTAAAAAAAGTTTCTAATTACGATAATTTTACTAAGGATAATGACCCATATAAAGAAAAACGCTTTGGTGACATAACTTTAAAAAATTTATCTTTTAATGGCACAATTGAAAAAGAGACCGTAATATTTTGGAAAATAGAATTTTGGGACGATAATTCATTAAGACATCAAACCGAAGACTATTTAAAAAGTAAAAGCTATAGGACTCTAACCATATACCATGCGGATGAAGTATGAGAAAAAACTTTTATACAGATAAATATAAAGATAAGTCAGCACCCTTAAGAACTCATTATTTTATGAACCAAGGAATCATGGAGTTTAGCATTAGAAAATTAAAAAAAGAACTAAAAGAAATTGAAAAAGAAATAACTTTAGAAGATGCGGTCGAGTGGTTAGAGTCTTCTGAAATGTTTACTGACGCAGAAATTAAGGACTTTATAGAAACTTATCAAAGAGACTTTGAAAAATATGATTAATGAAGTTTTTTTTCTTTTGCTTTTGCATGAGCGACCATTTTTTTATGCTTTACTTCACACTTTGCCTTGGCAACTAGGAGTTTTTCTAGGATGTCTTCTAGTGTGTCAGCTTCTATTAAAAGTACTCTAGGAACTTTTCCAGTTTCATCTTTAAATTTATAGTGCTGTATGTAATTCTCTCTTAAAATATCTTTTACTTTTTCCAATAGTAGATTGATCTCTCGGTAACTTAAATGAGTCTTCACTTTTTAACTCCATAACGCTCAAAAAAAATTTTATCATATTCTTCTCTGGCTTTTTTGACTCTAGGGCTAACATCAAAAGGCTTTTCGGGCTTGTATTCGTTTTTCATTTTCTCCAATAAACCTAGTAATTCATCCACTGTCTTAAGGTCGCTATATAAAGTATTTGGCTCATATTTTTTTTGTTTTTTTAAACCATCTATTAGAACCTGTAATTCTTGCTTATTGAACGTCATCCTTTTTAACATTTTATACCCTTCTATCAACTTAGATAAAAAAAAAGGGTAGTGCTGACCACCTACCCTTTAATGATTTTTGCTTAGAAACAAAGTAACTCTGAAGAATTTTCAGTGTTATACAATAGACTTATTTTTATATTATATAATTACTTTTGTAAAGCTTTTTTAACGTCCTCTACACTACAAACAAAAAAAGCATAGCCACCCATGGCATTTATTTTTTTTTGAAACTCTATCTGTCTCCTAAAATGTTTTTCACGGTCATTTTTTAAAGCCCAAGAGGCTGTTTTACTTAATCGTTCGTGATTTTTTTCATAAAATTTAATACTAGTTGGAGTTTTAACTTCAAAAGCATAAAACTCTCCACGGTATAGACCCAAAATATCGGACCCACCTTTTATAACAAATTTAGAAACGTGACTTCTTATCTTTTTTCCGTCAAAAAAGCCGCCCGCTGGGTTCTTCCAAAAAAAAGAATCTTTTAAGGAATTAAGATAGGAAAGGATTAACTCTTCTATTTGATACTCTTTTAACACTAGTTTTTTTGACACTCTTTTTGTCCTCGATAAGGTTTTTTAATTTCATTTTAATTATAAAACTCTCAAACGAGTCATATTCTTCGGGTATATCTACTTCGTATAATTCTTTTTCTAAAATATGTTTACATATTTCATTAAATTGTAGCTGTATTTTTTCATTAAAGTGTTTTTTTTGAAACTGAACAAGATAAAGACGATAAAGCAACAATTTAACCTTATCGTCTTTGTTAAGATCTTTGAATTCAGGAAAATCTAAGGGCTCATCGTCAAAAATATTTATAAGACATTCCTTCGTTTAAAATTATCCTTCATTTCTTCAAAGTCTAAGTGTCGGTCCTCAATGTATAAATTTTTCTCTTTGTCGAATGTTATATAATACATTTTTTCATCAACTGTTTGTCCTCTATGCTTAGTAATTCTTAAAGTAGGAAAATAAAACTCGTTAATGTGGAATCTTTGAAGAATATAACAATATTGAACGACATTAATAATACTTTTACAACCTCGAATATCATTCATACTAATTAAACGATGACTATTTTCTGTAACGTCTGCTCCAGTATGAGCTACAAAGATTAAAGGCTTCCTACACTCTCCAATTATCTCTTTTACTTCTTTGATAAAAAAGCTCTGTGTTTCTATTTGTTGATCCATATAAAAACTAGAAGTAGTTATGTTATCAAAAAAAATAATATCTACGTCTTCTCGATTAACAGACTCTTTAAAATAATTAAACTTAGTCGACATAGGCTCACTTTTAAAATGCTTAGAAAAACTTAACTCCGAATGTATCAAAAGCTTTTTAAAGATAGTTTCTGCGTCCTTTTGATCAAAGCTTTTTACAGCCATTGAAAATTCAATTAAAAAATCGCTCTCGGTTTCCTCTGATAGCCAAACTAATACCTTTTTGTCTTTATCTACTCTTTTTAGTGCGTCTAAAATTAACGATCTTATTAATGTGCTTTTACCACCGTGTGCTACACCTAGATATAAATGTAGATTGCCAGGTCTGTGACCTCTATGAGCATTTAAAAATTTAAAATCTGAATAAAAGTGAGTCTTCTCTCTCTCTTTTAATAAGTGAAAAACATCCTCTAAAGATTCCTTGTTAATCTCTATCATTCCAAAATCCTTTTTTATTTATACATTATAAAATTATTAATGTTTTTAACTTCCTTGGCAATTATTTTTTTTAAAAAAATTATATAGGTCTCTATCTAAGTCACTTTTAAATTTTTTGTTATTGGGTTTACTCAAATTATTTTCGTTCAAGTAGTTTTCAAAATTTTTAGAGTTAAAAAGAGTTGCAGGCCTTAGATAATTAGATGCCGGTTGGCCGTTAGAAAAAATTAAATCACTCCATTGGAGAGTTTTTTTATCAATTACAAGTTTAAATTCTTCTAAAGTATAACCCTCACTTATTCTTGCCAAAATATGTTTGGAGTTACTAACCGCATTAATTCTAAATTTCTTACCTGTCTTTTGGTTTAAATAGTTTAAAATTTCTTCCGCCAGAATTAGCGTTTTTTCACGTTTGGAAATACCACCCTTAGCATCGCTATTCGTTTCTCTTTTAAAAGCTTTTTTGATAGGTTTTTTAACCAATGGCGAGGGTGTTTGTTTTTTAGAGTCCCCCTCTTTTAAAGTTAACAATGATAAAATATTTTTTCTAACATCCGATGAAATTGAATTTTCACCAAGATTATTTTTTCTCTTAAGTATATTACTATTTATAGTAATATAAGAATATATAGAGGGCGCATCGTGTTTGTGCGGTGTTGACGTATTTAAATGCACCGTGGATGCTGCGGTGTTGACGTATTCTAATACACGGGTTTTTAAAGGCTTTGATGCGGTGTTGACGTATTTAAATACACCGTGAGTTTGTTCGTTTTGTATATGTATAATTTTGAATCTTACATTTGTAATAATGCCCTTCGCAAGGGTCATGGTTTTTATATATTTTTTATTTTCTAAAAGCCTTATAGCATTTTTTAAGCTGACTCTTTTTATATCCAAATCTTTTTCCACGGTTTTTAGCTTTACAGAAAAAAATCCTTCGGCTTTAATATTATCTCCATATTTTTTTAAATAAGAAAAAAAGACAGTCGCATCTAAGCCTATCTTTTTGATCATTTCTAATTCAATTTTTAAGATCATTTAAATCTCCTTTTTCATTTGACAAGTTTATTACATTACTTAATCATTATTGAATGTTTTTTATTATTTAAAGGCAAGCTAAAAGATGGAAAAAGAAAAATTAAAAAATGAAATTAAAGAACTAAAAAATATTATTATCTATTTAGTTATCTCTATATTTAGAGACAAAAAAATAGAAGAGAGAGAAGTTTTGGATCTTTTAGCTGAAGCCGTAATAAAAAACGAATACAAGAAACAAAAAGCAGATAAAAACGAATGGAGTCTATAATGCTATTCACATTAAAAAGAGAAAATCCAGGATCATATAAAGTAAAAGTTAATAACACTCATAGATACAACATAAAAAAAACTAGTGGTGATAAGTGGATTCAAGCCTGGGAAGTTGTGGATCTATTAGATAATAAAAAATTTACTGACTTTGTTTCCTTAAGCGAATGCAAAGAATTTATAAATGAAGAGATCTTCCAATAAAAAAGGAGAGTAGGATGATGATTGAAGAGGGAATTTGGCATTACTGCGAATATTGCTTTAAGCCTTGCAATATTTTCTGTGGTTGTGTCGGGGAAAAAAGAGCCATGGAAAAAGAAGAAAGGAAAAGAGAAATGCTAAACGCCATTAAGGCAGAACTAAATGAGATGGACGTAGACATTTACTTTAGGGGAGAAAAATTATGAGTGAATTAGTAAAGGCGCAAGCAAGCGTCTTAGAAAAACTTGCTTTGGAAGAAGTAGATCTTTTAAAAAATGAAATTTGTAAAGGGGCAACAGATAATGAACTAGTTCATTTTTTAAAGGTGTGTAGCTCTCTTAACTTAAATCCTTTTACTAAACAAATTTATTCACTGCCTTTTAGCGGTGGTCGAGTCGTAGTAATAGGAATAGACGGTTTAAGCACTATAGCGCATAGAACAAATGAATATGTAGGCTGTGGCCCCGCAACGTTTGAATTTAAAAACCCTAACGACAAACAGCCACTCTCGGCGGAGGTTACTGTTTACAGAATGAGAAATGGAGTAAAAGGAGAGTTTACCGCTAAAGTTTTTATGGACGAGTATAAACCAAAGTTTAAAAGTACTATGTGGGATAAATTTCCTAAGCGCATGTTAGAAAAATGCGCTCATGCCTTAGCTTTAAAAAAAGGATTTAATGAGGAAATGACGGGTCTTTATACTACCGAGGAAATGGATCAGGCTAAAGACGATAAGGAACCTCAAGGAAAAATTATAGACCTTGAAACTTTGGCAAAAAAAGAAAAAGAAAAGGAAAAGCCATTTGATTCAACGCAATTTAGAAATCTACTTATATCTTATTGTGAAGTTAAATTACAGGAGTCTGTGGCTAACCCCATTCATACTATTTTAGATCATCTAAATGTAGAGATTAAAAGTCACGAAGAAAATAAACAATACATACTTAATCTAGATGAAAAAGCAAAAAAAGATTTAACGAATTGGTTAGAGAATCAACTAAGATAATTCTAACCTAGGCACCCCCTGTTTTTAAGCCCAGACAGCTTGGGGGGGTGCCTACAAAAAGGACATGGT